TCATATAAGAGTGCTACTGATAATAGAAAATCTACATTAAGAGCATTTAGAAATGACCAAGGTAAAACTCAATATGTAGAGTATAAACCCGAGTGAACGCTTGGCGAGTTTGAAACAGAAGACTTGATAAAAATGTATGCCAATAAAGGCGTATAGGTGCTTGACAAGTGAGTTGTAATGTACTATAATGATTAAAATGACTAAAGGAAGAATATAATGGCTAAAGAATTTAAATTTGTTGACTTGAATAAAGACCTACTACCTAATACAAAAGGTCGTAGACAAAACGGTGTTCGTTTTTACGAAGTAAATGGACACAACTATCCATCAGTTACCTCAATTCTAGGTATCCGTAAAACTGAAGGTTTAGCAAAGTGGCGTGAAAGTATCGGTAACGATGTCGCTAACTTTGAAATGCGAAGAGCCGCTAATCGTGGTAAGGCAACACATAATCTAGTAGAGAACTATTTAAAAGGTGAGGCACCTAGTGAAAGGTCAGTATTACCTTTAGGTCTATTCAGATTGATGAAACCTTATCTTGATAATATTGATAATGTACACTTGATTGAAGATATAATGTATAGTAAGAAACTTACACTTGCAGGCCAAGTTGATTGTGTCGCAGAATATAGAGGTAAGTTATCTGTAATAGATTTCAAAACTGCTAACAAAGAAAAGATTGAAGATTGGGTAGACAATTACTTCTTACAAACTACTGCTTATGCAATTATGTATGAAGAGACATTTGGTACACCCATAGAACAAATCGTTGTTTTGATATCAGGTGAAGATGGTTCTATACAAGAGTGGATAAAAAATCCAAAAGATTATGTCGCAGAACTAGAGAAAAGTATCCAAACTTTTTATAAATATTACGAAGAGAAGACAAAACAATTAGACAATCAAAAATAGACAAGTCTTCTCATAGGAGAAGAAAAATGTTTAAGAGAACAATGTTATTATGTACTTTCGTGATGACAATGTTTTATGTAACAAAAGCGTTTGGTATTAACCCACCAGAGTTTTTATACCCAGCAGACGCTCCAATATTATGTGGTCCATACGACCAAGTTGAAACATTTTTAGGTGAGAGTGGTTATCAACCTGTATCAGTAGGTTTTGGTAGAGCAGGTGGCGTACCAGATGGCCAACAAGTATTCGCAATACTAGGTTACAAACACGAAGATAATGGAACTATGATTGCAACCGTAGAAACACCTAATGGTATGGATAAATGTATTATCTACACGATTTTTGATTTTACAGAAGTCGGTCAGATAGATGTTAAAAATTAACCTTGAATGAAAGGAAAATTATGAAAAGGTTTTTGATAATATTTAACTTATTAATTGTATTCGGTTTAGTAACTGCTTGTGGCATTAGTAAACCAGCAATAGAATTTGGTAAGAAATGTTACGATAATGGCTCTGAAGTTGTATATTCATATGTTTGGATACACGAAAAAGATAAACCATTAAAGGCAAATAAAGAAGATTGTAATAAAATCACAAAGAATTAATCGTTGATGGTAGGGTAATAAACGGACTGGACTTGGGTGCAACTCCCAACACCTCCACCATAAACACATTAGAGGAGAGTATACTATGTTTAAATATATTAAATCTTTATGGCAATTGTGCATTAAAGAAAATATAGTTAGAGAACTAAATCAAGATGGTTCTAAACATAGACTTCATACGCTGAAACCAGATGGTAAATTCAGATATGAAGACCTTTGTCAATAATGTTTTTATGGGGGGTGTGTTAGGATTGACAGACGAGTAAAGACTACAGGAGATTAATAGTTGGCGAACTTAAACGCATTATAAACGGCGAAGGAGACTTAGCCCTTGCTGCCTAATTACTAGGCAACGGAGTTTGTGGTGTACTTGGCAACAGAAACACCACATCTTTCAGATAGAGAGGGAAAGAGAAATGGAAAAAATGATAGTAATTGTCGCTATGCTTTTAAACATAGAGACAAACGAAGTAGAACCAAAGACACATCAATTTTATAACTTTCAGGAGTTAGACCATTGTATGGCTTTTGTAACTCAAAACTATCAAGGCTTGTATATTGGACTTACGGATTATCTTAATCAAGAGGGTAAGACTAATATGAAGATTGTTGAAATAGGTTGTGCAGAATTGACAGAAGAAGAACAAGAGAAAATTTTCCCTTCAGGAAAAGAGATAAGTGCTTGACAAACCAACTTGATAATGATATAGTGTATAAATGAACTCAAAACAATTTAGCTTAGAAATAGAAACTTACAAGAAAGACCACAAAGGCATAACCTATATGGACGCCATAGTGTCTTATTGTGAAGAACGAAATATAGATACATCAACGGTAGGTCCGTTGATTAATAAGGCATTAAAGGAGAAGGTTGCATTAGAGTGCCAGGCGCTCAATCTATTACCTAAAACTTCAGAGTTGCCTTTGTAATGTATGGAGGATTTGATGTATTCAAAATATGGTTGGGAATAAAGTTACACTTTACAACCGACACATATGATTTTATAACTTACGGTGGCAAAGTAAATTGTAAGTTAGATACTTTTACTAAACGAAATGATAGATACTTCTTTCACAAATTATCTAAAAAATATAATGCAGAAGAGGCAGTTGACTTCTTTGTTGCAAACTTTCTGGTCAAAGATAAGGCCTGGATTGGAAACCTTGCCAAGTCTGATGGTAAAGATAATTACCTTTCTTATAGAAAGCGTAAAGATAGTTTTAGTTATATGTTTAGGAATGAGTGTGGCGTTATTAATGATTACTTGGATAGGAATAGGATTAATTTTGATGATTTGTTTCTGGTTAATAGAGGACAACATCCACCGTTTTTCAAACTTCTCCTTTCCAAAAAAATTAGTTACGAAACTTTTGTCGTCTTTCAAGAGTTGTTGGGCTTCATTGAACGCTGGGATAGAGAAATATCTGAAAAGGTAGTGTGGTCAGTATATTCTAAACGAATAAAAAAGTTTACCCCATTTTTACGCTACAACAAGACAGAGACAAAATTGGTAGTAAAGGAAGTGTTAATTGGTAATAGAAATGGTTGAAGAATACAAGAAGAAACTTGACGATAAAATAAAAGAATTAAATAGTACTAGAGTTTTTAAGAAGGTAACACCAAAGGGTGATTTATCTTGGTACATTAAATGGGTTTCATCATTCATAGTTTTGATAGGAATGGTGTTAACAGCGACAGATGTTTATCCTATGAACTTATGGTTTCACGCCGTAGGTGTATTAGGGTGGTTTGTTGTTGGAATGTTATGGCACGATAGAGCCCTAACTTCATTGAATTTAGTCGCTTTTGCAATATTTACAATGGGACTAATTCAGGCATATTATGGTGCATATTGATGAGACAGGTGCTTGACAAGGGCGCCTGAATTTGTTATATTAAGAGAATGGTATATAAATTTTTAGATATTATTATCAATCTTTGTCTGAAATGGCAACACAAATTACGAGAGAGAAGTCTCCCGAAAGAGTGTAGAGAAGATTGGATAAAAGGTTATAGTAAGTTTAAAAAGAAGTATAAATACTATAGTGAATAACTTTTTATATTATGATACAAAAATACAAATACAATAATACAAATACGAAATACATACAAGGAGTAAAATTATGGATTTTGAAAGTCTAAAAAATAGTCAATCTAATTTTGATAAAATCTCAAAACAGATTGAAAGTAACCTCAATCCTGAGGATAACGAAAAATCAAAGAACAAATACCAAGACGACAGATTGTGGAAACCTGAACTAGATAAAACTGGTAATGGTTATGCAGTATTGCGTTTTCTACCTGCAACTAGAACAGAAGAAATGCCGTGGGCAAGAGTATGGTCTCACGCTTTTCAAGGACCAGGTGGTTGGTATATTGAGAACTCTTTAACTACACTAGGTCAGAAAGATCCTGTGTCAGAAGAGAACACAATATTATGGAATACAGGTGTAGATAGTGATAAGGAAATTGCTCGTAAGAGAAAAAGAAAATTATCTTACTATTCTAACATCTATGTTGTAAGTGACCCTAAACATCCAGAGAACGAAGGCAAAGTCTTCTTATTTAAATTCGGTAAAAAGATTTTTGATAAGATTACAGAGGCGATGAATCCTGCGTTTGAAGATGAGAAACCTATCAACCCATTTGACTTCTGGTCAGGTGCTAACTTCAAATTGAAGATTAGAAAAGTAGATGGTTTCTGGAACTACGACAAGTCAGAGTTTGAAGCACCTACACCAGTTGCAGATAACGATGACACTATCAAAGACATATGGGGAAAACAATACCCATTAAAACCATTCCTTGAAACTAGTAACTTTAAATCATATGACGATTTGAGGGAAAAATTCAATCGTGTGATTGCTGGTTCAAAGAATACCGAAACTGCTAGTGAGATAGACCTCCCACCTACTACTAGTAGTCCTGCACCTGTTAAACAGGCCGCAGTCGGTCAAGTTAATGAGGCGTCTAAAAGCGTTGACGATGATGATGATACATTATCGTATTTTTCAAAACTCGCAGAAGACGAATAATCTCTCTCTTTCCTACATTAACTTAAAGCAAAGGGCACCTTTCTGGTGCCCTTTGTCATTTCTGATATAAATATAAGCGTTATGGCCATTTCAATATTAGACCCATTAGTACAAAAACAAGGAGACACCAAGAAGTCTGGTGCCTGGTATCGTAAAGCAGTATCATCTATTGCCGACAAGGTTCAAGCAAGAAACTTAATGAGGAGTGGTCAACTTATCAGTAGACCATCTGGTGGTAGATTAAATCTATTTTTCTATGACCCAAAACTCAAAAAGACTTTACCTTATTACGATACATTTCCTTTAGTATTACCTTTGGACCCGATACCTGGTGGTTTCATAGGTATGAACTTTCACTATTTACCACCTGCAATGAGATTTACTCTTCTACAGAGACTAGATACCTTCTTGTCAGGTGATATGTTAAAGAAGAGTACCAAATATCAAGTTAATTATGATAGTGTTAAGAATATACCAATGGTTGCTCCTACGCTACATAAATATCTGTATAAGCAAGTGAGAAGTAATTTTTTAAGAATTGACGCAACAGAAGCCGCATTGGCTGTATACTTGCCTGTGCAACAATTCAGAAAACAACCTGCGACAACGGTATGGAGTAGGAGTAGACGAGGAATATAAGAAAGTGGCGAAGAGAACATTATGGAGACTGGTGATAGTAAAATGCAGAATGTGGTATGCTGATATACGAGGACATCACGGAATGAAATGGAACTATGAACCTGGAGACCATTATATGCGAGGAAGTAATCATCGCAAAAGTAGAAAATATTAACCAAAGGAGGTTATGAAAAGATTAGACATATCGGATGCTACTGCTGTAAGTATGCCGATGAGGAATTTATTAGCCATCATAGCGGCAGTTTGTGTCGGCGTCTGGGCTTACTTCGGTGTATTACAGAGAGTAACCAATTTAGAGACTAAAGCACAATTACAAGAAAAAGATTTAATACAAGCAATAGAAATGCTTGAAGGAGATTTGAGTAAAAATACAGAGTTTAGAATTAAATGGCCAAGAGGCGAAATGGGTAGTTTACCCGCTGACGCCGAGCAATTTATGTTGATTGAGGATTTATATAAGTCTGTGGAGAAGATAGAGAAACACCTAGACGATATGAAAAATAATAAAATAAACATAGAATTTTTACAAAAACAAGTGAACAAGGCGATAGATAGTATTGAAAAACTAAAAGACGCTGATAGAGATATGAAGTATGCAAACGGTAATCATAATTAGGGAGATTTATGGTAGAGGTAGTAGTTGCTTTGTTAATGTTCATAGACCACGAAATCAAGGAGCATAGAATCCAAGATACGATGTCGGAATGCCTTAAAGGTAAAAGAGTGGCCGAGAGGCAACTTAAAGACAAAGGCAGTATACAATACAAGTGTATTCGTAGTAAGGCAGAGTTGGAAAAGAACATAGACGGAAGTATTACGATTAAGAAATTAATATTAGAATAGGAGAAGACTTATGGCTTATTCAGATAAAGTAATTGACCATTACGAAAATCCTCGTAATGTAGGCACGATGGACAAAGATAGTCCTAGTGTTGGTACAGGTCTAGTAGGGGCACCTGCTTGTGGTGATGTTATGAAGTTACAGATTGAAGTTAAAGATGATACTATTACAGACGCTTGTTTTAAAACATTTGGTTGTGGTAGTGCGATTGCTTCATCATCATTAGTTACAGAAATGGTTAAAGGTAAAACTTTAGATAGTGCAGTAGAGATTAAGAATTCTGATATTGCTGAAGAACTTGCGTTACCACCAGTTAAGATACATTGTAGTGTATTGGCTGAAGACGCAATCAAGGCAGCGATAGAAGACTATAAAAGAAAGAGTGTTTAATGGCAATATTACGAGGCGGTAAAAGAATAGGCGGTATGGATATCAGAATTGGTATTCCTAGAGACCGTTCTATGGATAATATCAACCGAGACCCACGATTTAAACAGAGAGCGGGTGGTAATCCTGCTACTACAATAGGTCGTTATCAATCATATGTAAACGAGGCAGAAGGTTTTGCTCGTAAGTCAAAATACTATGTTGTCTTTGAACTACCTACAGGTGGTAAGATATCAGGTGGTATGGACTTTGGTGGTTCAGTACCAGGTGGCGAAGGTATGGTACACGGTAATGATTTAAGAAGATATGGTAACGAGGCGAACTTGCAGAGAAGAGTACAAGCATTTGTTCAATCAGTTACAATGCCTGAAAGAAGTATGAAGACAAAGGCAGTAAAACATAATGGACCTGCTAGACATATCGTTTATGATTATGAAATGGCAGATGTCTCTATGACATTTTACGCAGACAAATATGTAAGAGAAAGAATATTTTTTGAAATGTGGCAGAAAACTGCATTTTCAAATATGACACATAACTATGCTTATTACGATGAGTATGTTGCACCAATTAATATTTTACAAATGGGAAGTGACCCAGGTACGCAAGAACGAGACGGTGCCACTTATGGTGTCAGACTATGGGAAGCATATCCTATTAAAGTTGGTCCGTTAGAATATTCTTCAGAAACTAGTGAGGTTCAAACATTTTCAGTAGACTTTAAATATAGATACTGGTTGAACTTTGCATTAGACCAACAAAACAAATTTCACATAGGACAATCACAATTTAGTAATCCAGTGGTGAAAGCAGGTGATGAAGGATTTTTGAGTAAACTGCCACCTGAATTGAGAAGAGCAGGAGAAGGAGTATTACAAAACTTGAAGAGGTCTTTCCCAATAGGTAAGATAACAGGAGGCAGAGTAATGCCACCATTCAAGTTTGGTCCCCTAAATATATAATACTAAACAATGAGGAAATAATAATATGGCTTTACCAAAAATTGAAGTCCCAACATATGAATTGACCTTACCGTCAGAAGACAAACAAGTGAAGTATAGACCTTTTCTTGTTAAAGAAGAAAAAATCTTAATGATGGCGTTAGAAGAAGCGAATGATACGCAGATGAAAAACGCAGTAATAGATTTAGTGAACTCTTGTACCTTTGGTACCGAAGACGCAAAGAAAATGCCGTTATTTGATTTAGAGTATTTGTTTTTAAATATTCGTGCAAAATCAATCGGTGAAGTTGCAGAGTTTAGAGTATTCTGTCCTAAAGATAAGGTTACACTAATACCAGTTGAGATTGACTTAACAAAAGTTGAAGTACAAGTAGATGACGCACATACGAATAATGTTGTGTTAGATGAAGATAGAAAGTTAGGTATAGTCTTGAAATATCCGACAATAAACACCGTCCCAATGGGCGTAGATATAGAGAAAAATGTTACAAAAATCTTTGATACGATTATTGATTGCATTGACTACATCTATGAAGGCGATGAGGTTTATAAGTCAAAGGATTCTTCAAAGGCTGAACTTACAGATTTCTTTAATAATCTGAACACAGAGCAATTTACAAAGATAAGAAAATTCTTTGATGAAATGCCTAAATTGAGACATACGGTTGAGGTTGAAAATCCGAAAACCAAGAAGAAGTCAGAGGTTACATTTTCTGGCTTAAATGATTTTTTCGTATCTGCCTCTCCCACGAAAGCCTAGAGGCGTACTACGAAAATAACTTTGCGTTAATTCATCATCATAAATATAGTTTGAGAGAGATTGAAAATATGCTACCTTGGGAAAGAGAAGTATATATTGGTCTATTAGTTAAACATTTAAAAGATGAAAAAGATAAGCGTAAAAGAGAACAAAACGCTAAGAGAGGATAAGATGGCAGATGTAAAAGATGTGAAGGTTGCAGAACCTAAACAGAAAATTAAAGTTGATTTAGAAGTTGATACTTCTATCAAAGACCTAGGTGTAAATCCCTATGCGAAGATAATTCATATGGCAAGAGCCATTGACGCTTGGAGAATATTTCCTAGAGTGTTTATTTCAACATATATCTTTTTACTATACAAAGTAGTAATATGGTATATGGCATTACAATCACCAACTATGGAACAAAGTGGGTTAGTCAGTATCGTTGTAGGTGCTGGTGCTGCCTGGTTTGGTCTATATACAGGTAGTAGAGCAAAAGGTAAATAAGAATGGCCGCAACCACACTAGCAGAAGCAAATGTACAAGAGATAAAAAAGATATTTGAAGTAATATCTTCAAAGGCAGTTACTTCAATTAATAGTCTTGTTAAATCTACACAACCTAAATTAAATAAGTTAGTTGCAGAAACAATAGACGCATTTAGAGATAATCCTTCTATGGTTGATAAGCAAATGAATTTACTTGCTGACCGTATGAGAGAGTTGAATATGTCTGTAGAAGATTTAACAGATGGTATGGATAAAATACCTGATGATATTCAATCTCTTGCTGACGCATTGAGAACTAGAGAAATTAAGTTAGTAGAGGCAGAAAAACAAGTACAAGCATTAAGAGAACAAGGTATTGTTGCAGTACTAGATAAAACTGCTGAAGGTGGGGCAAAGGCAGTTGTACTAACACAACAAGAAATAAGAGAAGAAAGAAAACAATTACTCAAAGATGAAAAACAAATTATCAAAGAGAATGAGTTACTAGTTAAGAAACAAAGAGACTTATCTAATCCTACGAGTGGTGTTACACAGCAAGATGTATTAGAACAATCACTAGTCGTACAAGAATTACAAAAAACAATATTAGAAAAACAAGAAAAATTACAAGGCGACCCTGCCAATGTAGTATCAGGTGGTGGCGAAAGTAATCCTGCAATACAAGGTATCGCTGACCAGTTTCTTGCAATCAAAGATAGTATCGTAGGTCCATTTATGGAACTAGGTGAAATGACAAAGAATGTTGGTAAGTCATTTAAAGCATTTGGTATGGCATTGATGACACCTATTAAATCACTAAAACTATTAGGTGCAGGTCTTATGACAATGTTGTTACCAGTCGCATTATGGGTACTTGGTATACTTGCTGTTATCGCAATCTTTACCGTTATACTATTTAAATTTCACGCAATCAAAGATGGTATAGTAGAGTTTGGTACAATGATAAGTGATAAAGTAAAAGAGTTTGGCGCATTTTTCAAAAAGAAAATGGATGAAATGTTAGGTTTTATTACAGAGAAACTACAAGCAATCTCTGACTTCTTTGGTGGTATAAAAGATAAACTTATGGAGGCAATACAGCCTGCGTTAGATTATTTAAGTGACCTAGGTACAAAGATATGGAATGGTATTAAAGATGGTCTATCTGCTGTAGGTGATTTTTTAATTGATGGTTTCAAAGATATGGTCAATGGTGTAATCAAACTTATTAATAAGATACCTGGTGTCAATATAGACTTACTAGAAAAGTCAGACGCAGGACCAAGAAAAACTGCTGATGGTGGACCATACGAAGGTTCGTTTGAACAGGCCGAAGATGAAATGGGACTAGGTCCTGAAATAGAAAAGAAAGGTGGCGGGTTCTTTGATAAGATAGGTAATTTCTTTAGTGGTAAAGATGACCTTGTCGCTGAAACTGCTGGTGGTGGTAATGGTCAACCTGTAGTTATCA